AACAAGCCGCTGCGGACTTCGGAGTTCATCCAAAAAAAGAACTTTGGAAACTACCCGCCATGTATGTGGGAGAGTACGCTGAGCAGGATGCAGCGCTCACACTGAAACTGTGGCAAGCATTTAAGATCCGCATGCGTCAGGATGAAGTCGAATCGATCTTCAACCTCGAAACAGAAGCCTTCCCCGTCCTGCACAACATGACAAGCCGCGGTATCCGGTTTGACCGCAGCAAATGTGAGCGGCTAATCGACCAGTTGATCGCCCGCGAGAAACAAATCCACAAGGACCTCAAATCACTTGTCGGATCCAACGTCGATATCTGGGCCGCACAAAGCATCGCCCTAGCCTTTGACAAGCTGAACCTACAATATGCAAAGACCGAGAACGGCCAACCGAGCTTTACAAAAGGTTTCTTGGATGGTTGTGAGCACCCAATTGCCAAGATGATTGTGGAGGCGCGCGAGACCAACAAAACGCACAGCACCTTCCTGCAGCCGTACCTCAACTTCAGCGCCAAGACCGGCCGTATCCATCCCCACGTCAATCAGATGCGCTCAGACGATGGCGGCACCGTTACAGGACGTCTGTCCATGGCCAATCCCAACTTGCAGCAAGTCCCTGCCCGCCACGAGATCATCGGGCCCATGGTCCGCAGCCTGTTCCTTCCTGAAGAGGGCGAGATGTGGGCCTCAAATGACTTCTCGTCACAGGAACCAAGGCTCTTAGTCCACTACGCCAATCTGCTCGATTTACCCGGAGCCGAGAAGATGGTTGCTGCCTACCAAGAGAACCCAAACACGGACTTTCACCAGATGGTTGCCGACATGGCCGGCATCAAAAGGAAAGCGGCCAAGACCATTGGTCTGGGCCTCATGTACGGCATGGGCAAGAACAAACTGGCAGCGCAGCTTGACCTGAACCTTGATGAAGCGTCAGAGCTTATCGACCAGTTCCACAGGAATGTCCCGTTCCTGAAAGGCACAGTCAATGCTGTGATGAAACGGATCGAGCATCCCGCGTCAGGCGGCTCCATCCGCACCCTGCTCGGACGCAAGTGTCGGTTCCCACTTTGGGAGCCGATGGAGTGGGGTGTCAATAAAGCGTTACCCCGTGAGCAAGCCATCATGGAATATGGTCAGAGGATCAAGCGCGCAGGCACCTACAAGGGCTTGAACCGATTGATTCAAGGCTCGGCTGCCGACCAGACAAAGGCAGCGATGGTTGCGTTAGCTCGGGAGGGGATCATGCCCATGCTGCAAGTTCACGATGAACTGGCGCTGAGTGTTAAGACAAGGGAGGAAGCGCAGCGTGCTGCCGAGATCATGGCAACGTGCGTGAACCTTCAAGTCCCCAGTCGGTGCGATGTGGAAATCGGACCCAACTGGGGAGAGGCGAAGTAATTACCGGATCCGCCCTTCGAGGCGGTCTGCTACCAACTTGGCGTAGCCGGCAATATCTAGCCAGTGGTCAACCACATCAGGATTGCCGTTCACGATGCGGCCAATTTTGTGGATGATCATGTCCAAGGCCTCAGCCTGATCATGTGCCAACGTCTTGTCACGATTGTTCAACGCAGCTTGCACAACACGTTTTAACATCTGCATGACCTCCGCTCCTTCAATGAACTTGCCGTACTCCACGGCCCGAGCGTCAAGGGTTGCATCCACCTCATCAGGAAAATCAAACATCTCAATCTCCAGTGGTGCGCTGCCGGCAGCGCTCTGCTCCTGCCTCACCCTGTCTAGGCCCTCAATCGCCTGAAGATATTGATCAGGATCAAGCCGGAGCTTGTCCGCAATCCTTTGTTGTTCCTCAGTCAAAACACGACCTGCAGGGGCAAGGGATGCTAATTGATCGGCCCTCTTGGGGAAGTTAAAGCCGGTCTTCCTCATCTTGTTGCGCAGGGCATAGACAGATGGTTTGGTCATGGTGAACCGGTACGCTATCTCGTTGACCGAGGTAGCAGGATTACTCTCCAAAAACGCCTGAGCGCGTTTGGATTTGGACGGGAATTTACGTTTTCTAGCTTTCATATCGGACTCTCCTCATATTGCGATAAATCGCGTTTGGTTGGTTTAGGGAACATCTTTGGGTCAAGTCTTGTGAAAGGCCACCACGCCATCAGTTGTTCTTGGCTCAAAGGTTTTTGCGGCTGCTCTTGGGGTTGCAGCTTCTTCTGTTTTTGTGAACACTTCATAATATTTCTTAGGCATCGGTGCCTTCTTATCTAACATGTTTCGGAGCCATTCCGCTCCGCCTAGTTGGTTCAAAATCATCCACTGCCGGTCAGACATCCTCACTTGTCTTCCTCGCAGTGGCTCCGGTGGTTTTGGTCTTGGCATGTTGTACTAAATTCCTTGTCGTTACTCGTTTGGTCCAGCAGCAAGCGCAAATCCATTTTGCTGCACTCATTTGAATTCCACCCTCAGGCGGCCGCATCTCTTCGCATTTATTACAAAGTTGTAATTTATGCACAGGCTGCTTGCTTCCAAGCGCCAGATGTTGACTAGTAAAGCTCACGTTTCATGTTCCTTATGTGGACAGTAAAACTGGCTATTGTGTCAGGACCGAAAGCCTTCATCTTCTCAATTTCCTTGGCCACCTCTTCAAGGACCAAGTTACGAATCTTTTCACTGACTTCGTTTTGGTCTATCTGCGCTTCAACCATCTGGCGCTTACGCCAACCCATGGCCTTCTCCCAAATACTTAGTTCTTTCATGCTTGTCCTTTCTTAAAAAACCATTTCCATCTGCGCTCTTTGGCAATCTGCTCAAGTCGTTTTATGACATACTTTTCAAGCGATATACCTATCTTCTTTGCAAGCGCTACTTCAGTGGGAGTCAAGGTTATCTTGCCTACCCTGTTCTCGTTCCTTACCTTTCGGACATACATCAGTCTTTCTCCTTAAGCTTGTCGTTTGCCAGTTCCATCATGCGTCGATAGATTTCAGGATCTTTCTCTTTAAGCCGCCCCAAAAACAGCGGCAGCCATGTTTCATCAGTCGGCAGATTGCGCATCAACTCGCCCAGTTCTTTGTATGTGGTCATGCTTCACCCCGCTCGGATATGGAATCATGGATATCAATGCAAGCTGCCCATGCCGCACTTGTTGCAGGATTTTTTTCAAGCTTCGCATACACCTTGGCGTGTTCTTCAACAATCTTTGCACACGCCTCACGCTCATGCTGTGCTACTAGCTTGGCAAAGCGTTCTAAGTACTTATATTGGCTAAATTCAAAAATATGTTCGTCATCTCTGACTCCCGCCTCTCTAGCCATCTCAATGATTTCATCTTGTGTCATGCCTTGGGCTCCTCATACTTGCTGCACTCTTCCAACCAAATAGGGTCAAAGTTCCACGGCCAATGGAACCAACCCTTCTGCGCAGCACGCGCATTGCCAGAGATCTGAGCGGTAGGTTCCAAGCACTGGATGTGATGGGTCATGGGCAAAGGATCACGGTTCACGCACTTGTGGCAATCAGGCCGATCCACCTGCGGTCTGTAGTCTTCAAGATTGCTCATGCTCATCCTTTATCTTCTGACGATTGATCATGGCCTGCATAGGATCAATGTCACCCATCAGCACATCAAGCAGCAGCCGGTCTATGGCTTTCAATTGCTTTTCCAATGCCGCATTCTTGGTAACAAACTCCCCACAAGCGGCAACATATGGCCGCAGCAGTTCTAATTCCCTTTGTTCAGTCATACAACGTTCCTCATCTCTTCAAAATAAACAGGCGCATCCTGCTCAATCCGAAAAATCACATCCGGATGCAAAACCCCGCTCAAGTCCACATCACTGTTAGGCAAGAACACCGAAACAAGAGTCCACACCTCAGGATAGTCCGGCTCCAGTTTCAGGCCAGACATGGGCTCAATCGAGCCAACTTCAGCAGGCTCATACTCAAAGAAGCACTTAAGCGTCAAGCCCAACTCATCACATTCATACAAAAATTCATGCATTTGTTACCCCACAGTCAAAATTATTAGAAAACCCACAATCAACGATCCCAACGTCATAGGCCACAAGGGCACAGGACGATGGATCGAGGACCATCCCATCAAAGCTGCCTGAACAAGCTCCTCGGAACTCGTCATCTCAGGAGGCGGAAGTTGATACAAAAGCCCAATCTGCACCTTGCCCGTGTTAAACGGAGTCAAGCGCTGATTTGTGCGAGTGACAGAAATGAAATCATTGGCATTAGTGATCATAAGAAGCCCCCATGTTCTTCTTGGCCTTCATCGCATCGTTGTACGCG